ATATCTGTTAATATCTTGTCTCTGATTTCTTTTGGTAACCTCCCCAGAGCTTTGATTGCTTTATCTGCTGTTCGTTTGGCCAAGTCATAGGTTTTTGCTGGTTTGAGAGGTTTGCTGTTTCTTGCTTTAGCAAGAGCCAGCTCTCTATCTAATTGACTATATACTTTTACCTCATATTCATAGGCACTTTTAACTGTATACCAGATTTGTTCTTGTTTATTGAGTATTTTTTTCTTCTCAATTACTTTTTTTCTGCTGACTTGAAAGGCTTTTTCTAATCGCTCGATTTCCTGCTCTGTTGATTCGGTTGTCATTTGTTTTCCTTTCTTCTGTTGGTTCAACTGCTAAACAAAATGAGGTTAGACTTTCTTTAGTCTTCGTTTTCTTCCTCGTCTTTTTCTCTCATCTCTGGTGTTATTGTCCAATCATTTATTATTTTTTTTTCTGAACCTGTTTCTATGTCTTCGTGCAAGGCTTGTGGTAGGTTTAATTTACTTCCTATTATCTTTTCCATAGAGAAATTAGGTTTTCCCTTGCCTTGGGTGGTTAAATTGTTAACTATGATTAAGCTTTCCTTGCTTGCTTCAAAGGGTAAACTATGAGTTAGATAGTTCACACCGTGGAGAAAGCTTTGTTTGCAGATTGCACTCAAGCTATTTATATCTGCTACTCTGTCGAAAGCTTTTAATCCGTCAATAGCTTTTGCAATCAATACTGGATTAAGGCGAAAGCTAACTACTATGCTTTTAGGATGTTTGCTCATGATTTTCCCCCTTCTTCTTTTCTTATCCTGCATACCTTACTGTTTTGATTTTTTGGTAGACTTCACCATTTATTAGTAATATCTCTGGCATGGGTTGAGTTTCTGGTTTTACCATCCAACCTATTAATGGTTCGTCTATACTACTTATTGGATGTTCCTGAGAAATTTCTCTGGTTTTGGTTTCTTGCCATATTTCTGCCCCGCTAAATCCCACTTGGTACTTTTCTTTGTCTTTGTTGTCTTTGGACATTTGTTTTTTCCTTTGGTAAATTTACTTGTGTATCAAAACCACAGTCTTCTGTGGCTTGATTTACTGCTTTTGGTAAAGATAAGTTTTCTTCTTCAATTAGTTTTGCTGCAAGTTTAATTGCTTTTTTGAATTTTTCCATCTTTTTGTTTATTCTTTATTAATTTTTAACTAAATAGATCATCCAAGTAATCTTGCTCCAGATTAAAATATTCTTCACAGATATTTTCTGCGGCGTCGTCATTCTCTTCATCTATGTAATCAAAATATGCCTCTTTAGCTTGTTCGAGCAAGTCTTCTGCTTCTATGCTTGTCATGCCATCTCTTTCCATAAGAACATCTTTGATTGATTGCATTTTTCTGATTTCTCCTTTTTAGTTTTTCGGCATTAGCCATTGGTTTTTTCTTTTGTCCACTGGAATGCCTGAAAGATCTATTGGTTTGATTTTTTCCAGTTGTGCTGTTTGATAACTTTTTATCAATTTTTCCTGTCTGTTTATTCTTTTCAGATAACTATCTGTTGCCCAGGCATAACCTAAGCCGATACAGATTATTGTCCAGACTATCCATAGGCTGATTTGATTGAGCTTTTTGTTTTTTGGTTTTTCTGATTCTTTCATTTCTTTCTCCTTTTCTGGGTTTCTCTTTCTCTTTCTCTTTCTCTTTCGAGTTCTTTTTCTATTTCTCGCTTTCTTTCTCGTTCTTCCAGCTCTTCTTCTTTCTTTCTTTCTTCCATTGCTTGTTTCATCTCCCAGGTGATGCTTCTGTCCAGCCAGGCTTGAGAACCACAAATTGCGGGAGCATACAACCTCTGCATTCTTTCTTCTGGTGTTAGGTCTTCTGAGGCAATTTGGGCGTTCTTTTTCTTAGTTTCTTCTTTCATGAGTTGGAGTTTTTCCAAATCTGTTGGGCGTCCGTATTGGTTGGGCATGAGTTTCTCCCGTGTGGGTTTATGTTTGTTATAACTATACACCTTTTTGGTTGGTTTTGTCAAGTCTATTTATTCTTTTTCCTTTCCATTTATTCGGTTTATCTTTCATTTATTTGGGTTGTGGTTAGTTTAGTTTTTGTGGTTTGCTGTTTTGTAAACTACGTACTTCACCCCCCGTGTTCCAAGGTCACAGTTAAGCCCTTCTACTGAGGTAAAAATCCATACTGAGGATGGCCTTAGTGCAGTATCTGCCTATCTTTAGTCAAAAAAAAAAAAATAAAAAAGAAGGTTCCCCAGTTTTCCCCCCGACCACAGTAGAAACACTTAGCTCGACGACTCCGACACGGGGGGTGAATCCCACTGTTTACAAAATCACCTTTTTCAATCGTCAACTGTCTTGCCTCTTTCCCCATTTCTTTCTTTTTTTACTGTTCGTTCAAATGCTGAACAATATGGAAAAGGAAAAAGATGAGAAAGTAAAATCCTTTGTTGGTTTTTTGTTTTTTAATTCTCTTTAATTAAGCCAGGAAAGCTCTGATTTATCTTTGTGCTTTTAACAGTACTTCTGCAATTTGTGCTGGTGTTAATCCTGCGAGAAGCTTTAATGCCTCTGCCTGTCTTTGTTCTGGTGTCTTTCCTCCTGTTCCAGGTCTGGTTTTGGGCTTGATAACAAACTCATCTGCTCTGATTTGAGCTTTTTCTGCGTCTATAATCAAAGATGTAACTACCATATTCCCATCTTTATCTTTCTTTCCTGCAGGTCTTATCGCTGCTCTTAATCCAATAATCGTATCCGCAATTCCTGCGTGAATCAAAGCATGAATAATCTCATACTCTTTTGCCCAATTCAGTAATTCTTCTTCATTTTCCAGCTTTCCTGCTGCTGCTTTCAACCATTCAGGAATATCAAACTCTTTGTCTTCTCCATTGTGATTTACTTCAATCTTTCCTATTTCTATAATTTCATACATTGATTGTGCCATGGTAGATCTCCTTTAATAAATTGGTTCTTTCTTTTTATCTTTGGCTTTCCTTCCTGGCTTAATCAAAGAGACTCAAATATTTCTTTTGATTGTTTGTCCAACATTGACAGAAAATTCCATCCTGTGTTTCTTGGCAATCCCAAATTTTCAAAGACCTTTTTGTTTGTTGTTCGACTTCATTAATCTATCTTGCATCTCTCGTGCCATAACTTCTCTTTCTTTTGTTTCTTTTATAACTTATTGAATTTGTTATGTTTTCTTTTTTCCTTTATTCCTTTTATCCTCTTCTGGTATACCAGACTGTCAGTTTTTTTCCATTATGTTAAATTCTTTTTTTACTCATTGTCAGGTTTCTTTACACTCTGGTATACTATATGTATTCATTGATCTTTTCATTTCTCTTATTCATTTACTGAATCTTATTCATTATCTTTGGTCTTTTTCTCTCTCCATCCTCTTTTCCTTTGTGGAGAAATCCAATGGGGATACTATAGAAAAAATTCCCCCTACCCTTGGCGATGCAGTTTTTTTATAAAAAATCAAAAGTGCCGTATATTATTTTTTAATTTAAATCATAAATGCCTGCTTTGAGAAAAACAAAAAAAATATGGTCGTGAAGGAATAACTCATCGTTCATCTGTTGAACAAAATGGAGAAGAAAGAAAGGCAGAAAAAGAAAAAGAAATAGCTTGTGAAATTTTTTATTAAATTTTCAAAATCTATTTACCGGCAATTACCGCACAAAATACTCCCTTGACAAAACCCACTTTTCGTGCTATCGTGATCCTATATATTACTCTATTTTTTTCATTTCTCCACAACCTATTTAAAGGTTTTCTTATGTTAAAACAATTAAAATCTCATCATAAAGAAATAGCAAGATTAAAAGTTCTTGGCTATACTCCAGCAGAAATAGCAGAAAAAACAGGCACAGCCCTACAGACTGTTTATGCAAATCTCAGAGATCCTATCTGTCAAGGATTTATGGATGGTTTGAGTGATAAGCTGGATAAAGAAGTGATCTCTGTTCGCAAACGATTAATTGATATGAACTCTGCTGCATTGAGTGTCATGGAAGATATTATGAAAAAAGATTCTAAAGCTCCATTCTCTGTTCAATTCGCTGCAGCAAAAGACAATCTTGATCGAACAGGATATAAAGTTGAGGAAAAAGTTTCTCATAAGGTTTCTTTCCTTACAGCTAAAGATCTTGAAGACCTGAACAAATCTGCTTCCGAAGTTGATATTTCTTATATGGAGGAAACGAAAGATGAAAATCACTCCGCCGTATAGACCATATATAATTACTGGTTTTATCTTATCTGGTTGGTTGTTTTGGTGTGTGGGTAAAATAAAACTACCCAATGAAACAACTAAAACTTGGGAAGCTATAAGAATAAAGAACAAAGATTTGAAAAAAGTTTACTTCTGGTTAGAATTAAAAAGGAAAATAATTGGAATGTTTACATGGAAAAAATAGTCTTGGCTGACAAACTTGTCACATTTCTACTTGGTAGTATAGTAGCTTTACTATTTCAAATTATTTGGAATTGGCTTGTTACTGGGCGAGTAGAAAAAGGAGTATATCTTTTGGCTGCTGACTGTGAAAGACGAAGAAAAGACTGTGGAATTGGTATGGTTGGTGATGCTTTCCATACTCAGGCAAAACAATTTGCAGAATATAAATCAAAAACAGATGTTCAATTAGAAGATATAGATCATCAACTCTCACGTGGAAGGGAAGACTTTACTAAAATAATTGAAGAGATATCACAGATAAAACAAGCCTTAGTTGGTATGCCAAAATATTCTGAGTTTAATGTATTAAAAGATAATACATCTGATATAAGAGAATCCATGGCAAGTATCAGGACTGCAATTGAGATACTTTTAGAAAGAAGAGATACGAAAAGAAGTTGATGAGAAATAATAGTGTAAAAATAAACTTAATGAGGGATAAAGAGTAAATGGCAACTGAGATATTAAACGTCCAGAGAATTGATTCAGTTTTTAACACCAATGTTGCGTCATTATCATATACTGTCCCGGCTGGTATAAATCGTAAATTATTTGTCGTTGCAGCAAACAAAGATTCGTCCACTTATACTTTTTTAGCAGGAGCAACATTCAATAGCCAAAGTCTTACCGCTGTTACAGGCCGGGCCAACCAAAATAACCCATCAAATAGCATAAATTTTTATGAGCTAAACCTTGGATCAGGTGCTGAGATTGCAAGCCAAGTTGATATAGAATGGACAGAGGCTGTTTTGCAAGGTCATTTGATTGTCTTTACTGTGACCGAATTATCCCAAACGGCGAAAGAAGTATCAGCAAGCTCGGTTTCCTCCGGGGCAACCTCAATAAATGTTGCGGTTACAACCTTATCTGCGAATGCTCTGCAAATAGGCGTTTTCTCATGCGGCCGTGGAGATTCTACCTTAACAGCCACAACCCAAACGGAGCTTACTAAATACTCAGATGCAACCAGCCCAGGCCTCGGCACAGGCATCTCCTATGGAATAAAAGCCTCCCCAGGATCAACCACTTTTACATGGACAACCAGTGCATCTTCAAAATTGGCAATGGCTGTTGCTTCTTTTGGTGCCGCCCCTTCGGTAATCACTGCCGTTGCTGGATCAGACCAAATAGCCTATGCCCTTGAAACGGTTAACCTCGACGGTAGTAATTCTTTTTCACCAGAAGGTGATGTCACATATTCTTGGGAATTCGTTTCGACACCTGCCGGATCGACCGCATCTATAACAAATCCTACAACGGCCACCCCTTCCTTTGTTCCTGATTTAGCTGGGGCTTATGTAATCGAATTAACAGTCGATGACGGGGTTGATACGGCTACTGATCAGGTAAGTGTGACAGCCCTTGTTCCCAGGTATAAACACACCATTTCTGATATGCCGACAGACGGAGAAAGTAGAACCTTTGGCCTTCATGCCTATCAACGGGGGGTATACGCTGGTGGCAAGAGTCTTTTCGGTTTTGTGAACTCTTTGGAAGCCATAAATTTCCTTATGGTAGACCACCAGGAAAAAGAGTGGGCTGTGCAAGACGGCCCAACTGTTGCCTTTGGAGACGATTATCATATAGGAGTAACCCTGGCCGCTTCAAAAAATTTTGCTACGATAGGCATGGCTTATGAAAAATCTCATAATGGTAAGATTGGATATCGAGAAGTAGGCCCTGATTTCCAAACAGTTGGAAGTGAGGTTGAAATTGGCACTGTAGGAGCTTATCCTCACATCTTCTTTGATTCTTCCGGAAACCGATATATGGTTTCCAGAACCACTGGAGAAACCTCCTTATGGGGCGGGATACAGTTCGCTAAAAGTTCTGACGGATCAACCTTTACCAGAAGCAGGATTATCAATTTTCCCACTGATGGGCTTTATGGTTATTATGGAATAGACCAGAACGACATTATTCATCTCATGTGGTGTGAGAGATATGAACAGGCCACTGCATCAAACCTGGTCTTCAAAGGGATTTATTATGTCTATTCCGACGATCTTGGAGTAACATGGAAACTCGCAGACGGGACAGTGGTTAGCACAACAGGGTCAGATGAAATTTCAAAAACAGATGCTGCTCCTGGGGCTATTAGGGCAGATACTACCGTGGGGTCATACCGTGGTAGTGTTTATGCTGCGGCCGACGGAACTCCTTATGTTTTATGGTTTCTGGATCGTGGTACAGACGAGTACTGGTTCCAAGATTGTGACCCGTATGTCTCCTATTGGGATTCTGTTGGTGAAGCGTGGGTAGACACATTGATTGGAGACGGAACTGCTGGTTACGGGGCTGACACACGTGATTTTTATTTCAACGGGACTTCCTGGATATTAACAGTAAAAGGATTCGATGATAAATACTATAAATTCACAGCGTCAGACCCAACCGGAACATGGACAAGAACAGAAATAGGGTACGCTTATTCTGTCACAAGCTCGCCGATAAACTCAGATTTTACTGTTGTTGATCCTCCGGTGTTTTTCGAAAAAGATACCACTCTTCACAAAGCTGAATTTTATACTTTGGACGAGGTCTACACGGAAGGAGTTTTTTTAGGTTTATCCCCATCGGTTTTATCTTCTGTTGTAGCTTCTACTACTGTGACATTGACGCTTTCGGAAGATTGCACTGGTGACGGCACTGGCCTGGTTATTAAGGTAGGCGGTGTAGCAGTTGATGGAACTTGGTCAAGGACCGGTTTGACAGATGTTATTTTTACTCGTTCTTCTGGAATATTTTCAGAAGAAGATACCATCACCCTTGATATAACAGACACCGATTTAACAAGTTCAGCAACTTCAATTGCAATACAGAATGCGACAGGCATCGAGATTCAAGCAGGTGGTTCAACAAATATAGAATTAAATGGTGGTCTTACTGATATGGGCGCCGCAATTAGTTTATAGGAGAACATAATGGCAAACACAACAACGAAAGGTAATTGGGTAATTGAGGTACTGTTTGATGGAGCAACTGCATGGAACATGGCAGATCATTATCCTTCTGGACTTTCTATTGAAAGTTTAGAATTTAAACCAACAGCAACAGATGATCTTATTATTGTAAGAGAAACATCTGCTGCAGGACCAAGACTTCTTGATGTGAAAGCATCATCAGTATATGATAGTAAGATTAAATATTTTAATACTGAGCAAAGTAAGAAAAAACTTCTTCTATATATTGTTGGTGCTGAGGCTTCCACAGGTTCTCGATTAATCATAACAGTTAAATAAGGCTATTCTTTTGATTCTTTCTTTTGATAAATATGATCCAGAGCTACAAAAGCTTTTACTAAGGTGTCAAAAAAGTACTAAGGTATTTGCTAAAACATTTTTTCCCGAAGAAGTTACAAGTGAGTTTTCTCTTCTTCATGATAAGATGTTTGCAGTAATGGATCATCCAATCAAAAGAAAAAAAGCTCTTGCTGCTCCCCGTGGCTTGGGTAAAACGACGCTTGCAAAGATACGTTGTGTAAAGGCAATTGTCTTTCGCGAGCGTCGTTTTATTATTTATCTTTCTAATTCTTCTGGTAGTGCTATTGAATCTACAGAACATATTAAAAGACTCATGGTAGAAAATGAATATTTAAATTTAATTTTTGGTAAAGTAGGATTTTCTCAGAAGGGATTTAAAGAAGGTTTTAGTAAAGAATCTTGGGTAGCTTATGGTGATGTTTATGTTCTCCCTCGAGGAGCTGGACAGCAAGTGCGTGGAAAAAACTGGATGGGACACAGACCTGGATTGTTTATTATTGATGACTTAGAAAACACAGATAATGTCAGATCGGATGAGCAAAGAGAAAAACTTTCTGTTTGGTTTTTTTCAGATTTGATGAAATCAGAATCTAAATATGGAGAACGTGATGGAATTCATAAAGGGCAACGAGCAGAGTTTTTATATATCGACACAATTAAACATCAAGATTCTTTGCTGCAGCTTCTTATTGATTCATCTGATTGGCTTAATGTAAGTGCCTTTCCAAATCTTGTTCCGGATACTCCAGATGGGGTATTAAGTATTTGTGATGAAAATTTCAATTCTTATGATCCGAACTATATGACGACTGAAGAGATCAAGCAAGAATACATAGAGCATACAGAAAAAGGAAAACAGGATTTGTTCTATATGGAATTTATGAACATTCCTATTTCTCTTAAAGATGCTGTATTTAAACCTGAATCATTCAAATACTATGAAGAAGCTGGAGATCATCTTATTGTCCACAACCATCCTATGGTGGTTCAAAGGCTAAACAAAATGGGGCATAATCTTAAAGAGATAGAGAAGATTCCCATTAGAGAATTGATAACTTTGGTTATTGTTGATCCTGCAAGAACGATTAATTTATCAAGTGCAGAGTCTGCAGTAGTTGTTGTTTCTATTCACAGAAAATCTCGAAAGATTTTTGTCCGTGATCCTTGGGGCAAGAGAGTTAAGCCAGATGCTTTATATGATCAGATGTTTGATCAATGTCTTTTTTATAATGCAAGGTATTTGGCTGTAGAAGTCACAGGTTTGCATGAATTTATTTCTCAACCAATAAGAAATGAAATAAGAGTTCGTGGCATTTCTTCTGAGTATGTAGAACTTAATGCTCGTGGAGATAAAGATTTGAGAATTTCAAATGCATTGGCAAACTATTATGCTCAAGGACAGATTTACCATAATGCGAGTAACTCTACAGCGTTAGAGAATCAGCTTAAATGGCATCCTAAATCTAAACGAAAAGATTTAATTGACGCGTTAGCTTATATTACAAAACTCATTAATGAATTTTTTCTTTTCTTTGATGTAGAAGAAGATGATTTTGATGAACAAAACGAGTATGCAGATTTAGATCTTGAGGATCAGTTTGAAGATGATTATGATAATGAAGAACTATTACTTGGTGATGGGAGTATAATATGACTGGTGTAATCTTTGGCGCAGTACAAAGACGAAAAGATGTAATAAGTCTTAATAAGAAAGATATTAGTTATTCATATCCAAAAGGATTAAATCTCAAACCTGGTTCAGACTTACACAATAATCTTTTAAATCTTGTTCTTGAATATGCAACAAATTCTTCTTGTCATATGAATGCGAGATTTTCTGCTTGGCAAGAATCAGATAAAACTCTTACTGCATATAAACGAGTTGACGAAGAAGAAACAAATGTACTTTATAATGATGATCGTAAACCAGTTTCTATTGTCTATCCTCATTCTTATGCAATTTTAGAAACTTTGCTTGCATATATGATGAGTGCGTTTTTTCAAAATCCAATAATTCAATATGAGGGATTTTCTCCTAATGATGTTGTTGGAGCAATTTTACTTGAAAAAGTAGTTAGTCTTCATTCTAATAAATTCAAACATATTCTTAATCTTCATACTATGTTTAGAGATGCTTTTGTTTATGGTGCTGGACATATTGTGCCAGTATGGAAACGCACATCTACATTCGAAGGCAATGCATTACTTAATCTTGATCCTTATCGTCTTCTTCCTGATCCTAATGTTTCTGCAGATAATTTACAAGCTGGGGAGTTCTTTGGTTGGGTGAGTGATCATAACTATGTCTCGCTTTTAGAAGAAGAATTAAATGATCCTAAGAACTTGTTTAATGTAAAATATTTAAAAGACCTTCAATATCAAGGAACAAGTATTTATCAGATTGACAATTCAGGAAGATACTTTAAGTCCGGTGTTTCAAGACAACATTATCTTGGGAATCAACCTTTTACTACAATTGAAATGTATATCAAACTCATTCCATCTGATCATAATCTTAGTGACTCTGAACGACCTGAGATATGGTATTTTAAAGTCGCCTCAGATGCAGTGATCCTATCTGCCAGAAAGGCAAATTTTGAACATAAACTTATTCCTGCCTGTGCTATAGTTCCTGACTTTGATGGTTATAGTTCTTCACCTGTTAGTAAGATTGAAATGCTTTCTGGAATGCAGAATTTGCTTGATTGGTTATTAAACTCTCATGTAGCCAATGTGAGAAAAGCAATCAATGATACGTTGATTTATGATCCGAGTTTGATTAACTCTAAAGATTTGAGAAATCCCAAACCAGGGAAGCTCGTACGTATGAGACGTTCTGCTTATGGTAGAGGAAAAATCAGTGATGCAATTCAGCAATTAAATGTTTCAGATATCACTCGAGGAAACGTAGCTGACTCCTCTTGGTTACTTTCTGCAATGCAATCTTTATCAGGTACTGATGATTCTTCAATGGGCATTCTTCGTTCTGGTGGACCAGAAAGACTTACTAAAGCAGAGTTTCAAGGAACTGCAGCAGGGAAAATATCTCGCTTAGAACGAACTGCTCGAATCATTGGAGTTCAAGGTATTCAAGATATTGGGGAGTTCTTTGCTTGGCATACAAAACAAGTAATGAAAGATGAACAGTTTATATCTATTGCCGGAGATTGGCAAGATTTACTTCTTCAAGAATATGGACATTCAATTGATAGAGGAAAGCTTGCTGTATCACCAAAGGATATTGATATAAATACCAGTGTTCTTGTTCGTGATGGTTCGCTACCAAATGGAAATTACTCTGAAGTTTGGTTGAGATTGTTTGAGAGTCTTGGAACTAATCCTGAACTTGCACAAGAATTTGATGTAGTAAGAATTTTTAAACACATTGCTCGGAATGCGGGAGCAAAGAATGTGAATGATTTTATTGCTCGTGGTGGTAATGTTCAAGCAGAGGTTCAACCAAATGAACAAGTAGCTCGACAGGTTCAACAAGGTAATCTAATTCCTTTTAATGAGGCAGTGTAATGGCAAAACAAGAATTAAAAAGTCTTGCAGATATGTTTCCAAAATCTAAAGACGAATTTCTTTTAATTAATTCGTCTTTACAAGAAGTTAATACTTTTCTTAATTCTGCACTTTATCAGGATTATTTACGAGAACATAATATTCAAATTGAATTGTTAAAAAATGCTTTGTTTGATCCAGATTTAGAATTCACAGGTAGACACTATGATCTTTTCCGTGGAGGAATACAAAAAATTCTTGATGCGAAAGATATTTTTATTAACATACAGGCTGCTCTTGAAGAAGAGGCCGAAAACGAAGGGGAGTAACAAATGAGATTTAATTTAAATAAAATGAAATTTTTCAAAAAAGACGAAGATGCAGGCAATGAGGATGTGACAACTTTCTTTGATTCTTTGAATTTAGGAACAAAAAATGCTGGAGGAGGAAAGACAAAAGAAAAAGTTGAAGACATTGAGAATGAAGAAAATGAAGATCTTGAAGAAGACGAAAATCTTGAAGATGAGGATGAAGAAGAAGAAGTCAAACTTTCTCCTGAAATAATTGCCATGCAAGAGCAACTTAAAATTGCTCAGGAACAAAATGCCAAGCTCATGCAAATGCTTCAGGGAAAAAAAGAAAATGAGAAAGAGTCTGAACCTCTTAAGAGTCCTTTTGAAACAGAGATGTTTGATAATCTGGCTGAAACTATGGATTGGGATGATTCTGAACGTAAAGCAATGAAAGCATTTATGCAGAATGTATTAGACTATCAAAGTCAAACTACATTAACTACTGCTACTGGAAAGATTAGTGACATTGTTAATTCATCGTTATCCCAAGCAGAAAAGAAAAAAGCAGTTCGCAAGCAGTTCTTTACAGAAAACCCTAAGCTTGAACCTGTGAAAGATTATGTCTCAACAGTGGCTTCGGGAGTTCTTGAAGAATATAAAGCTCTTGGTAAGTCTCTGAATCCTGCAGATATTCTCAAAGAGGCTGCGTCAAGAGCGTATAAAGTTCTGGGAATTAAGCCTGGGACTGAGGGAAAAAATGATTCGAAGTCTGAGAGAGATTCAAATCCTGCATTTCCTTCTGTGAATGGTAGTTCAAAAAAACGTAGTCAGAAAATTGACAAAACAAGAAACCAAAAAATGATTACAAGTATGATTGACTTGTAATTAAGGAGGAAAAAATTATGTCAGGTGAAGGAAGATTTTTTACAACTTTAGGTGCGGATGTTCCTACTGATATTCCTGGTGGTATTACAACAGATGGAAGAATTAAATCTGTTAAGGGAAATTTCATGGAACTTGGCTTTGATTCTTGGCCAGTGATGAATGGAAAAGTTCTTGCAGATGGGACAACTTTTGCTCATGCCGCCCCAACTGGAGCAGCAGGAGATGAGAATATTATACAGTTTCCTGAAGGAACTTTGGAATGGCATGTTTTGGGAACTCAGACTATTCTTGCTCCACATCTTGTAGCAACGGGTCTTCAGGTAAATCAGGATGCCACAGCAAATGATGGTATTGAAATCTGTGCTGGAGTTCTGGCATGTAATCAACCGAGTTTTGTTGTTGGAACTGATCCAGCATTCTACGCTAAGATGACCTTTTCTATTGAAGATGTTTCTGGTACAGATGATTGTGCCTTTGGCTTTAGAAAAGTTGAAGCATATCAGGCAAATATTGATGACTATGCTGACATGGCGGCATTGAATGTCATTTCTGGAAATATTAATATTGAAACTATTGTAGGTGGTGCTGCTACAGTAACTACAGATACTACAAACAATTGGGCAGACACAGCAACGCATACTTTAGAAGTCTATGTATCTGCTGCTGGTGTAGTTACCTATAAGATTGATGGGATTACTCCTGCTACTGTGGCTGCATATACATTCACTGCTGCTCTTCGAGTTGTCCCATTTTTCTATTTTCTCAATGACACTGATCTTGCTGGCAATGTTGTTTTAACGAATTTTGAATGCGGTCCTCAATAAGGAGATACTATATGAAAACTGAAATGGTTAAATCTCTTACTATTGGAGGAGAAAAGTTTGGGCATGCTGCAGCTGGTACTACAGCTGATATTCTTGTCCTTTTATATGCTCCATCAGGAGACATCCTTTGGGCAATTGGTACGGATGTTCCTGCAGATGCTTCAACAGGTTATGCAAGAGGTTGTTTATTTATTGATAATGATATTGCTGCAGGTACAGGAAGTCTTTATATTAATAAAGGCACACCAGCAACAGCTGAATTTAGTTTAGTAACACAAGCAGCATAATACTTTTTAAATTATTTATTTTTTATATAAGGAGTTTTTATTATGGGCAATATTTTTCCTCCGAGTTTTTTCGGGATGCTTGGTACAGGTGATTGGGTAGAGAATCAAATGCCTGAAGATTGGAATGAAACAATTCTTTATTTGTTTCCTAATGGAGATGCTCCTCTGACAGCTATGATGGCAAAGATGGGAACAGAGCCTACGGATTCAACAAAGATTCATTGGTGGACACAGGGTCTGCCGATTCAGGCAGCAAGTATTACTGCTGGACAGGTTTATAATGATGCAGCTTTGACTATTGCTTATGTTTCTGGTGGTGTTGCTGGTGATCATGTTTATGTAAAACTCGGTTCTGAAACTGACGTTGATCATTTCCGTGAAGGTCATCAGGTGACTGTTAGAACTGCTACAGATTTGGCTGCAGATGTTGTGACCAAATGTGTTGAAAGATTTAAAAATGGTGCTTCGTCTTATCTGAAACTCAAACTACTTGAAGCAGATGATAATACTGCTGGTACAACTACTATGGCGAATGCCACTCGAGTTCTTGTCTCTGGTAATATGAATGCTGAGGGCGCTGCAATGCCAGATGCTATTGCTTATGATCCTACAGAATGGTATAACAACACGCAGATCTTTCGTACTCCCTTGGAAATCACTGGCACAGCAATAGCAACAAAACTACGAACCAATCCTCAGGCATATCCTAAAATGCAAAAAGAGTGTTTGAAAACACACTCTATGGAAAGAGAAAAAGCATTTTGGTTCTCTGTTCCTACAAGTGGGATGGGAGCGAATAACAAACCTGAGCGCACTATGATGGGTATTATTCCTGCGATTAGAGGCACCTATGCGGGACATGGTGGTCCAGCTGGAACAGTAAGTAATTATGTTACTGACTCTGATTATGCTGGAAAATCTTGGCTTGCTGGTGGAGAAGATTGGTTGAATGCTCAATTGGAAACAATCT